GATTCTGACCTTGATCACGGGCCGCTCGGCGATCTGGCAGAGAAGCTCGCCGCCAAGGTCGTGGGTGCAATTGTCGAGCGAGACGATCGACATACCGCTTAGGATGACGGTGCCTAGGCGCTTCTCTGTTTCCTCGACACTTTTCAAGGCCGTGATGACGGGGCAGAGCCGACCCGTGGCGATCATGGCGATAACGTCGACGAGATAGCTCTTACCCGTTCCCGGCGTGTGGGCGCAGACGAGATGCACGGGTGCTGTAGGTAAAGACCCGCGCACCAACGCCGTCAGCAGCCCCGAAAGCGCGATCGAGCGGTTGAGCTTCTTTTCCCGCTCCCCTTCCGCTGCCTTGAAGGAAAATTCGGACAGCAGATCGATCAGCGTCTTGAGCGCGGCCCGCGCTTCTTGCTTGCTGGGGCGGTCCGGTATCGGCGGCAGTGTAAAGCCCGGCAACAGGTAGAGTTCGGATTCAAAATCATAGCCCGGATCGACGAGTAGCGAGCCATCCGGGCGCAGGGTTGGGCAGGTGATCACACCGTTGACGCGCGGAAATTTCCAGCGGCGCTCCGCGGTCAGGATCATGCGCACGATCTGCAGCGGCGGATCCATCTCGACCCAGGCGTTACGCTTGCGATCGTGGCGCTGGAACGCAGCGGATTCGGCGACCGGCCCTAAGAGCGAATCAGGGCAGAAGGTGCGCAGGCGTGCGACCACGGTTTTGTGCCCACCGGCCGCGAGCATGGTTTCGGCGACGGGTTCCACGAGCAGGCCGGCGCGCGAAAAGATCGGCAAGCCAGATGTGACCAGCGCGTCCTCGGCCTCGTTGAGGATGCGCGGCAATTGGCCGGCGATGATTTGAATGATGGGGCGAGGACCGGTTTGCGGCCGCGGCTGTGGTCGGCCGCGCGGTTGTGCACGAGCCGCTTGCGCGGCGCTGTTGACGGTAGCCCATACGGATGCCGCGCCATCGTCGGCGACGAGGCCGCAGATCTGGGCAGCCTCGAACAGCCGGTCGCGGACCTCCTGCTCGTCGAGCCCACCGCCGGCGACGATTTGGAAAAGGTTGAAGGCGGCGGTGTTGAGCGCGTCGTTGCGCGTGCCGGGCTGCGCGGCGGCGACCGCCTTGCATTCGTGATCCAGCGCTGCGCGGGCCCAGGCCTTGTCGCGCGTCTTTGATTTGGTAGCGAGCTCGACCAACCAATCGGGTGCTGCGACGGCTTCGTCGGCGCCGTCGGGGTCCCAGCGGTAACAGGCACTATTGGCATTACGGCTTGGCGGCAGGCACACATAGCCGCCTTCGCCGCGCACATCGATGCCAGGACCGATCTTCCCGGCGCTGTTGCGGATCTTGGCCTTGTTGTCCCAGCTGAAAATCAGATGCCGACCGCCGCGTGGCGTGATCGTCATCAAAGTCTTCGGTATCTCGCCGTGCTGCGCGATCAGCTGGGCAAGCGTTGCGATGCCGTCGATTTTCTTGACGGGATCAAGATCGAGGTCGACGACCCACATACCGCTCGCGGGACCGGTTGGTGCGGCGACCATGGCATTCGGCCATTGTTGCCACCAGGTGCGAATTTGTGTTTCGTCGGCGGTGGCGTCCTTAAAGCCGTTGGCGGTGAGCGGCTTCTTGTCGAGCGGATTGGTTGGAAAGACAGGGGTGCCGCGGTGCGCGTAATCGAGTGCAGCCTCAAGCTCGCTGGGCGGTGTGTTGGTTCGCGGCTGCGGGCTCATGTGATCTTCCCGCCGAGTTTGAAGAAGAGGCTGTGTAAGTATTTGTGTTGGTTGGAGGTTGGCTCGCGCCCGTACACGGTGCGCGCAGCCATGTCGTCGACGAATTCATGGTGCTTGGCCGGGAGCCGGTGCTTTTCACGCTGCACGAAGAGCGCGACCTCGGTCCATTCGATTTGCCCGTCGGTGTTGCGGAAGGCGCCAGTGCCGTGCTGCTTAGCTTCCGCCGCCTTCACGCCTTCGGCGTAGCCAAGAGCGCGAGCATTCTCGATCTCGGCGCGAATTTTTTTCTTGTCGGCATCGGTCAGGTTGCCATTCGCCTTCTCGATATGCTCTGCGAGTGCGTGAATGTCGGAGCCGGCCGATTCTAGCGTGCGTACGAGCGCGCGCACCGTCGCGATGACCTCGCCGTCCCGATCCGAAGACAGCAAGCGGACTAGGGTCGCTAGCTTCCCGACGATCATGGTGGGAACAGCAGTCATGGCGCCAGCAACCTTCGCAGCACCGCGCGCCACTGCGTTCGCGCCCGGCGGTCACGCGGGGAAAAGACAATTACGAGGTGCCCCGTATGCCCGCGCCGGTCGACCCAGCTCACTTTCCAATGCCGATTGCGTACGACACGTGGCCTAAACCCGGCAGTGCGGATCATGCCCAGCGCCTCGTTGAGCAATTCGTTTTTCATCGCCAGCACCGCTCGCGCTGACTGCATATGCGACAGCGCCAGTCGTCCGGATCGTCGAAAGCACGCGGCAGCAACTCGCCGGCGCGCGTTGCTTCGATAATGTTGGCCGCGCGGTCGCTCCACAGCTGCGCGCGCTCGGCATTGAACGGGACAAGGAAATGCAGCCTTTCGCAGGAATCGCAATTTGTTATGCTGAACAGCGCCGGATTGGTTAGGTCGAGATAAGCTTGATAGATCACCACTTGGGCGAGGTATTGGGGAAATACCTTTTCGAGGCCATCGCGCTCGACCGCGCGCCAGTTCTTCGCGTTGACCGCCTTGTGCTCCCAAACCGCGGGGCAGGCCAAATAAGCGCCTGGCAGGGGTGGGGCCGCAACGATGATCCCATCGGCGTGGCCGCGTAGCGCCCCACCGGCGGCAGAGAAAGCGAGCGCCCCCGGTGCGGCAAACTTGAATCCGGCCGCGATGAGGCGCTGGCGTGTGCGCTCCTCGAAATAGTGCCCGCGATCGAAGATTTCGCGCGTCCTGGCCGGGAGTTCCGGTTTGGACCACCAGTCGTATTGAATACGGCGGGCGCATTCGTGCCCGATGATCGATGCGCCCAGGTAAGGGCGCGGCAGCTCCGCCGCCGCTGCCGCGGCGCGTTCGATCGCGTCGTTGATGGCGACGTTGATCGATTCAAGCGACAGGTTTGGACGGTTGAGGTTGAGCATTTTGGCACCGGGAAGCGGTTTCTCATCCTCGACGGGAATAGTAGAAGCCTTGTCGAATAAGTTCGTCCACGCACTGATGATGTGCGTCGGCAACCAGAACTCTCAGGTCGTTACGCGAAAGGCCGGTCTTGGTGATAGCTTCTTCCTTCAGCACCGCCTCAACGAACATGGTCGAGCATGGCCCAGACCAGAGCGTGGACGGCGTCATCGATCTCGTCCGAGTCCAAGTGCAGCAACCGCTCAATGCGTTCCAGTTGCAGATACGTCATCATTTGGACCTCCTGTTCCCCTTCAAAGAGGGATCTCATCGTTGAATTCGTCGGGCGTCATCAACGGTCCGCCCGCGGCCGCGTTGGCTTCGCGTGCGATCGTGTTAGGGTTTGATTTTCGGGTGATGCCGCTCTCGCTGATGTTGCGCGCGATCATGGCCTTGCGGATCAGGAGCATGGCCTTCAGCAAAAATCCCACCACGGTCTCGCGTGACCAATCAGAGAGCGGCTTTGACCAATCGACGTCGGAACAGGCGCTTGCCAATTCGGGCAAGATCGCTGTGATCGCTCCGTTATCCCAAGGCGGCGGATCGAGCGCGCTCAAGCGAATGGTGCGTTCGGTGTCGAGGTTTTCTGCGGCCGCCTGCTGAGCTCGTACGCTGATCCAGGCGAACAGGATTGCGGCGACTATCCAGCCCCACTCGACATCGCTCAAGCGTCCAATCGGGGTGCCGGGCGGGATGGGGCCGTCCATCCGGACGACCCCGCGCGCGCCCGCGATGGCGGCGGCAGTGGCGTCTCGCTGCCACTGATCCTCCAGGGCGCCGAGCGAGACTTCGCCTATGGTGCGAACTTTTTTCATCCCGCCCATCCCGGTCGGCCAATTGGCGGTGCAGGCTGGGAAGGTGCGGCGGATGCCGCGGCGCCGCTGCTGCCGCCGTTGACCGGCGGAGGTTGCTCGACCGGGTGCCAATCCCGCCGGTCTGGCGTGATGACTCCGGCAAGAATATTCTTATCCGGCCAGTTTTCCCCACTACCGTCGTTCTTCGGCTTACCCTTTTCGATCCCTATCTTGGCGATGAAGCTCATGCCGTCGAACTGTTTGAGCGAGACGGTGCGGGCGGTGCGCGCTTGTGGACTGGCATCATCGGGTTTGAGCCCAAGCGCGCCATCGAGAATCGCCTTAAGGGTGCCGCGATTGATTTCGGCGGACTTGGCGTGACCGGGCGTGGTGCCTTCGAGGATCCAATATTCCCAGAACTTGCGACCCTTATGCGGCCCATCGACGACGACGAACTCGCAGTCCAACATCTCGCAGTCGCCCTTAGCGCTGCGCTTGAGCATGCCGTCCTCACCGACATTGCCGGCGCGGATATGAAGGACGACGGTTGCGATCGTGCCGTGCGGAATGAGTTCCGTACCACGTGGTGGCGGGGCGTCTGTGTAATCGTAGGGCATCGAATGTCTCCTTTTATTCGGCGGCCGCTTTGACCGGGCTGACCCTGACCGGTGTTGTGATTTTTGCGATCAGCTTTCCGAGGTGCGGCGGCTCGGTTTGCTCTAGGCGGCCGCTGCGATCCTTCGCCGGAAGACCCCATGGATTGGGTTCGGTGCAGATAAAGCTGCGGACGGGCTTGTGGTCACCGAAATCGATCCATTGCATCACGATGAGCTCGTCGACGATGCCGCCAATCTCGCGCGGCACCTTTGAACCTTCCATTTGGACTTGGAATCCGAAGTGGCGGTTAAACTCGTCGGTGATTTTTTCGAGGATGCCGACAAAGACGACGTGTTTGCCGCGCGCGTGCTGCAGCTGGTGCAACCACAGCAACATTTCACGGGCATGCAAGCCGTAAGCGCCACGCAAATCTTTTGCGCCGGTGCGCTCCGAGCGCGCTTCGGGCTGTTGCTCGGCCCAACGAAATGACAGCCGGCTGATAGCGGTGACCGAGTCGACGAAGACCAGGTCGTAGCGGTCGAGATTTTCGAGCGGCCCGCCAACCGCATCAAAATGAGCTTGCGAGTAACATGATGTCGGCGGAAAGCTCGGATTCGGCCCGCCGATGCGGCACGCAAGGTCGCGAGCCATACGCCAGTCAGCAATCCGCACCGTGTCGATCGGCAGGTCCTGCACCGCCAGATCGCCGGCCTCGCCATCAACGAACAGTACGCGACTCGGATCGATGGTACGCAAGAGCGATGTCTTGCCGATGCCGGTCGGACCGACAATCAAGGCCTTTACACCGCGACGTTCGGCGAGACGTTCGTCGGCGCTGATAATTTTCATGATGTGATCTCATTCTTCGCGCGCGTCATCGGGTTGGCGTTCGTATCCGGAGTGTCACTGACTCATGGCGTTTCTCAGCAAATGAAGAAAGCGCCGCCGCATTCGCGCGTGCGGCGCCGAAGTAATTCACAATGAAGGAACGATCATCTCGTCGAACACGTTATCGACGCCGATGGTCGGCCCGGCCGCGGCGCGGTCTTCTGAATTTGCTTTGCGGTAGGCGACGATCAGGTTGGCGCGCCGGCGGACCTTCGCCGCCGCAGACACCAACGGCTCACGGCCGCTCAGCACGTCATCGAGCAGCGCGGGGTCTTCGGCCTGCAAGACCCAGACGTCTGCCTCGACGTAAGGCGCAGTGGATCCGACGTGCTGCGCCGCGTTGACCAGGCTGGACGCCTGGACAGGCTGACCAAGTCGAATGCGAGCGCCAGTCAGCGCACGCTTGACGGCGCGGCGTTCGCCGTTTCGAAACTGAGACTTGGGCTTACGGCGAGGTTGACGGACAGGCCGTCGAAGCCATATAGAGCCTTCCATAATGAAGTCCTTCTACTGACGGCCCCGGCGGTGGCTCGCTTTGGGGCCGTTTCCATCGCTGCGCTGTGCAGACCGCAATCGGGCGCCGGCAGCGGCGCGCCGGGACGGATTCCGATTTAGGCGGACGAAGGATCCGCGACGTTTTCAGAGATGCGTTGCTTGTGCTCGGATCGCTTCATTGCTGCCGCGACAGCACGTGAGCGCTCCCACGCCTCGAGCTCGGAAAGCCTGCGGTAGTGACGCCCGTTAATTTCGATCTCGGAAGGGAGGCCGAGGTCCTTATCTTCGCCCCAGCGTTCAACAGAGCGTTTACTCACGCTCCAGCGTTGCGCTTGCTGGCTGCGCGACAACCATTTTTCGGTGGGGTTTGTCATCGTCGTCCTGCCCAATTGTTTCGAGCAGGACGGTACGGCTGTGCTGAACCGCTTTGCAGCCGGCAATTGTCAGTAATTGTCAGTAATTCGATTTTGCTATCTTTGCCCTAGCACTCGCCAGCGCGGTGCCCATTCTTTAACTCCTGCCCGCATCGCGGTGTCCCCGGGAGTCTTTTCCGGGCCAATATCTGGATGGTTTTGACCCCATAGCATCAGCTTGCCAGCTTTTTCGTTAATATTGATTTCGGCGTTTGCCGGTAGATCCTCGTCATATAAGATTAGGTAAAACTGAGCTTGGAACAATGCCCAATCGTACTGCTCTTTACGGCCCGGCTTCATCCGAACCGAACGAGTGGCGGCTTCCGCACGCTCGCGCTCGGCAGTCGCTTGTGCCTCAGCCGCAATGCGGGCGTGTCTCTCCTCGTCGGCGTGCTGCTGCACTTCCAACACCGCCTTGGCAGCCTCGGCGGCTTCCGCACGCTCGCGCTCGGCAGTCGCTTGCGCCTCAGCCGCAATGCGGGCCTGTCTCTCCTCGTCGGCGTGCTGCTGCACTTCCAACACCGCCTTGGCAGCCTCGGCGGCCGCCGACGTATCTGGCTGACATAGCGCATCGATCTTTTCGGCCGACGTCCTCCATTCTATGTCTTTGAAACCAACGACTCGTCCGGGGCGACTCTCCGACTTTCCCTGTTGCGCGGTATTGGCATCTAACTTTGCCTTCCAACCTTCAGGCCCTTCGCGCACCTCGATAAAGTACTGTTGAGACTGGTAGTAATCCGGCTTGACCAGAAACCATGGTTCATCGTGGGCGAGACGCCCCCATAAAGGGGCCTCACCAGCGAGGAAAGCTTCGTCTAGTCGACGTCGCGCGATATAGGGTTTACCAGACCGCTCCAATAAGCGTTGAAACGCCTGGTCAATGGTCAGAGGGGATTGCGGGCTGTTAGTCTCTGGCTTAGGCTCGTCCATGCGTGCGTTCCTGCTTTTGCCGGTGGGTTGCACGTTTCTGGCTCGGCGTAGTTGAGAGCTACGCCGAGCCATTCATTTCTACGCTTGCACGAAGGCGCTCCGCAATCTCACCCTCGAGATGGAGCTCGGTATCCGCTCCCTTCAGGGGCAAAATTCGACACACCGACACACTTGTGAAAGATCAATTACTTAAAGCGACACATAACTCGACACATACGCATCACGCGTCGGTCACGTTGCGCGGTGGCAGAACCTTTGCCGGCTTACCGGAAACAACACCCTCGATGTGCCGTCCCCAAGCCTCGAGTGCCGCGCGCTTCTCGCTAGCGAAATCGTAGCGCTGATAGACTCCGACGATGCCGGCAAAGCTGCCGCTGCTGTGGGCCAGCACCTTCTCGATCACCGGTAAGTCAATGCCGAGCCGGGCCATGCCGCTCGCCGTCGTTCTGCGTAGATCATGCAGCCTCCAGGCCGGCATGTCCTCAGGCAACAAGGCGTCAAGCTTACGCTTGCCCTTCGAATAGCCGTTCGACGGCGCTTTGCCGGTAGTAGTCAACACGAAGGGGCTGCCGGCGATCCGCGGCACTGATTCCGGGATGGCGATGGCCGCAGCGCTGAGCGGGACTTCATGAGGTCGGTCCGCCTTCACGCGCTCGCGCGGCAGGGTCCACAGCCGCGCCTCGAGATTGAGCTCATCCCATCGCATCCCGGCGACCTCATTACGGCGCTGCCCGGTCAACATGAGAAGCCGCACCAAGGATCCGAAAGATCCGCCGATCTTGCCTGTGGCCCGCCAGACCAGTCGCAGCTCGTCGTCAGTCAGCACCCGATCGCGGGCGCGTTCAGGCGTCGGCGGTTTCACGCCGGCGCACGGCGAGGCAGTGAGCATGTCGCGGGCGATCGTCCAGTTGAACATTTTGCGTACCGCCGCCAAGGTCCGGTTGGCGGCGATCGGCTTGCCGCTGTCGACGATGCGGTCGAGCAGGTCGAGCACATCGCGCCGGGTGATTTCGCGGGCTAGGCGGGTCCGCCAGCGCGGCAGCACATGCAGTTCGAGCAGCCGCTTGGTCTCTTCGGCAGTGCGCGGACGATTGGACCGGTTGCAATGGCGCTCGATGAACTGCGCCGCGATCGCCTCGATGCTGTCCGCTTTGGAGACGCGGGTGTGGCGCTTTTCCTGGCCGGGGTCACGCCCTTCGGCAACGGCCCGGAGGGCTGCGCTCGCCAGCTTGCGGGCGGCCGCGAGGTCAATCGCCGGATAGCGCCCGAGAGTGTGCTTGCACGGCCGGCCGTGGTGGCGATAGCGCACGGCCCATGATTGCGCCCCGGACGGTTGGATGACCAAATAGAGCCCGGACAGAAGCCCGTCGGGAATCTCGCGTCGCTCCGAAGAGGGTTTGGTCATTTCGACTGATCGATTGGTTAAAGCCTTTGCCATGTTGGCCTGCGTGGGGTAACGTCCGGGTAACATACATAAGCTGTCAGCGGCTGTCGGGCAATGTCAATGCTAAAGGCCGACTAATCTAGACAACTCGCTGCAAAACTCACAGTTTTGCGAACCGGCGCGGTGCCCTGCGGGCGTTTGTGGGTGACGTACACCAGACTACGAATCTGGGG